CTGAGTTTTGCCCAAAGACGCGGAGTTTCAGCATATGCCCGGTAGAGTACACGATCATGGTCAGGATGTTCTGTCAAACGTTCGTCGGTCTCATGGAAGACAACCGCGAAAACGGAGAAGCGCAAATCGGTATCGATCCTTGCTCTAATGAGTGGACAGTTCTCTTTAATCAATTAAAAGAGGTCTCTCCATTTGTTATCGCAGGTGATTTTGGAAACTACGATCGAGGCAATCCTGCTGAGAATCTCGCCTGTTCTGGGCGAATTATCAACGCGTTGTACGATGATGGAACAATAAATCAGAAAATCAGACATACGATGATGATGATGGCATACAACCATCTCTCATTGATTGATAATCTGGTTATCATCATTGAACAAGGTCTCCCATCTGGTTACCCGCTCACGAGCCCCGTCAACTGTGTAGACAACGATATCTACAAGTACCATGTCTGGCTTCTTACCGCCCCCCCGGCCCAACGCACGCTGATTGCATGTGATAAGGCGACTCGCTCCAAGTACTACGGAGATGATCACCTACACGCTGTCAAACCAGAGGCCCTCGAATTCTTCAATACTCAAACAATTGGAGCAGTATTCGAGCAACACGGGATCACATACACGGACGCTGAGAAAAACCATTGGAGCTGCGCTGCACCATATGTTCCCCTTGAAGAGGCGGAATTCATGAAGCGTGGTTTTGTGGTGGATGAACGAACCGGCTATGTTTTAGCCCCACTCTCTAAGGACACAATCGAGAATAGGGTTAGAATGTATATGACCTCACCATACGTCGAACACGATGAAATGGTGACTGAACTGATGGAGAATTCACTGCGCGATGCTTTCATGCACGGCAGGGAATATTTCGATTACATCACAATTAAGTTCAGGTCAGCACTCGATCAGGCCGACAGAATTCACCTCATGCCAGTCATGTCTTTCAGTAGCGAACAGCGAAACTGGGACCTGAAGTGTAATGGAGATATCACCGAGCGGTATGCATACGTGAACGGACAGTCCTACGGAGTATGAGTACACATATAACCTGCAACACAAGAGCCATAGAAGAAATGGCAATAACAATAACAACAACAAGTATAGTCTCATTATTTATGAATGTGGATGCCCTCTGGATTTCTTAATTGATATTCGCTAGGAGAGCTATCACTGCCTTTATTGACTCTAAATTATAGAAAATAAGCAAAAAAAAAAAAAAAAAAAAAAAAAAAAAAAAAAAAAAAAAAAAAAAAAAAAAAAAAA